TTTTCCATTTGACAGGAAATATTACAACGGCTACACTAACCTTACAAGGTCTAAAAGCAGGTCAATCAATAGATATATTGCTTACAGGAACTTTAACAAGTGCAGTAATAACATTGGATACAGATTTCGCTACAGATACTTTTTATAAAGTAGGGGGTAACGATTTAGACACAAGTGATAGTAACCTTATCCAAGTAACTTGTTTAGATGATAATGACAGTAGTGCAAAAATAGCTTATTCTATTGCGACCATTGCAGTAGATGATACACCTTAAATTAGTACAAATTAAAATCATAAATTATGGGTTTTAGTAGAAGATTCTTTCAAGCAGCAGCAGTAGCATCATCATATACAGCAGACTTCTTAGTCGTTGCAGGAGGTGGTTCTGGGGGTATGAGACGTGGTTCTGGGGGTGGAGCAGGAGGTTTAAGGACTTCTTATGGTTCAGCATCTGGAGGTGCAGGTTCAGCTGAAAGTCCATTAACATTAACTCCTGGCACTACCTATACAATATCAGTAGGGAATGGCGGAAACGTTCCTGCTTTTTCTAGTCAAGTCTATGTAGAAGATGGTGAGAAAGGAGAAGATAGTTCAATTGTAGGTTCAGATATTACTAACATAGTCTCCGAAGGTGGAGGTGGTGGAATGAGTCTAAGTTCTGCTACAACGCCTCCTTCTTATGGATTAATGGATGGAGGAAGTGGTGCAGGAGCATCTGCATTTGCTAGTGGAAGTCCAGGTAGGGGGGAATCAAATCAAGGTCGTGGCGGTGGTGATGGATGCGCCGCAGCAAGTGGTGGCTACGGTGGTGGTGGCGCAGGTGGTGGAGCAATGACATCAGGTGGCTCACCTAGTTCTTGTGCTACTTATTCAGGTTTTGCAGCAGGTGGTAATGGATTATCTTCATCAATTACAGGTAGTCCTGTAACTTATGCAGAAGGTGGTGACGCACCTAACCGAATAACACCCTCAATGCCTGCAGCACCTACGGCAAACACAGGAAGCGGTGGATGTGGTGGTTCAGAGCATTCACACGTTTATAGTAGTGGAGCGTATATGGCTAAGGCAGGTGCAGATGGGGTAGTTATTTTAAGAGTCCCAACCGCTAGTTATACAGGAACTGTTGCAGGAAGTCCATCAGTAACAACACACGGAACAGATACAATTATAAAATGGACTGGAGACGGTTCTTATACGGCATAAAATATGGCACATTTTGCAAAGCTAGATTCTAACAACATCGTTATAAAAGTTCATAAGGTGGCTAATGATGTTATCTTAAAAGCAGACAATACAGAAAGTGAATTAAAAGGTAAGCAGTTTCTCAACTCATTACACGGTACGGCTACTTGGAAGCAGACTTCTTACAATAATAACTTTAGAAAGAATTTTGCTCGTAAAGGATATACTTACGATAGTACAAGAGATGCTTTTATACCACCTAAGCCTTATGATAGTTGGGTACTAAACGAAACTACCTGTAGATGGGAAGCACCTGTCGCACACCCTCCAAACAATCAAATGTGTGAATGGGATGAGGATAATGAGCAATGGATTAATTGTGAGGACATACCAACAGTATAATGCAGGATTTGAGAATATACGGATTGAATATAGGAGCAATAATTTTTAGTGCAGTAAATAGTATTAACCCAACCTTACAGACTATTGTATTGTTGCTTACGATAGTTTACACAGGTATAAAAATATATCAGTTATTAAATGGCAAAGATTGACATAGATGGGGATGGAAAACCCGACATTACTTTATCGGTTGCAAATATCATTACTATATTTGTTATGTTTGCTAGTATTGTGGGCAGCTACTATACTACAAAAGGTAAGATCGATATACTAGAAAAGGAAGTGCAAAAGGCTATGGAGATGCCTAAGAGTGAAGTATCTAAAAGTGATCTTGACGCAGTTGTACGTGAAGTAGATTTAAAGATCGATAAGGTGTCAATACAAGCTAAGGAGAATATGGACAACCTAAAGGACTTTGAAAGAGAAGTACGAGGTAATTATAGACGTAGGTAATGGTAGATTTATTGCATTTTGAATTGTCAGAGTTTGACTGTCCGTCTTTACAAGGATCAGGAGTGAATATGGATCATACATTTTTACGTATGTTAGACGAAGCACGTGGATTGGCAGGAGTACCATTTCATATTACAAGCGGATACAGGACAAAAGAGCATAACGATAGTCTAAAAAATAGTGTACCTAATTCTTCACACATTATAGGACACGCTGCCGACATTGCTACACCTAACGGATTACACAGATCAAAGATACTAAGAGCGTTGTATGCTGTAGGGTTTGTGAGAGTAGGTATTTCCTTTAGTGGAAACTTTATACACGTCGATAACGATCCTAATAAACAGGAATCTTGTTTTGGCTACTAAGAAAAAATTTAAAGACACAGATGTTGGAAAATTCCTATTGGAAAAAATACCGTCAGTTGTTGGCAGTATCGCTGATGACACTCCCATTGGTAATGTTGTACGTGCTATTATCGGTGGTAGCGAACTTACTGATACAGATAAAGAGATTGCCTTTAAAAAACTTGAGCAAGAAATTAATGAGTTCGATGGCATTACAAAGCGATGGGTAGCTGATTCACGTTCTCAATCGTGGTTAGCACAAAATGTAAGACCATTAACATTAACGTTTCTAACAGTAGCTTTTGTAGTGGGGTGGGGTTATGGTCTCCAAGAGTTAGAAGTCGTCAAAGAACTACTCCAAATCGTTTTTATTGGGTACTTTGGGAGTAGAGGCACGGAGAAGGTTTTCGGTAATAAGTATCATAAGTAACATTCATTAATAGACTATGTACTATTATTGTACTATATTAGTATAGTATATAGTATATATATAGTATATGTACTATTATAGTATATGTACTATTAATGTACATTGTATAATATATGAGTTATTTTGAAACAACCAAGAAAAACAATGCCAAAAACAGCAAAAAAACCTACACGATCCAAACTTGTAAAGAAGTTAGATGTAGTCTTTAGTCAGTATATTAGACTGTCTAATGCCGATAAGAGAGGTATATGCACCTGTGTTACGTGCGGTAAGCAAGGACATTGGAAAAACGGTGGGATACAAGCAGGACACTTTATGAGCCGTAAACATTATAGCACAAGGTGGGATGAGGATAACGTAAAACCTCAATGCGTTAAGTGCAATATGTATAATCAAGGTGAACAATACCGTTACTCTCTGTACTTAGGAAAAGCCACAAGTGATCTAATGCACAAAAAATCTCAAGAGATCGTTAAGTTTTCGACATACGAATTACAAGAGATGATCGATCATTATACAGAGAAGATAAAAATGCACAGTTATAAATGACGTTAATTGCATTTAATTGCATATATTAGCACTACAATTACTTTAATTGTGTGTTATTATTTCTTCCAATATGTAACGGGGTGTAGGTTTCGATCTGCGCCCTGTTTGTTTTATTCAATATTTTTTATTATATTTGATATATGTATAATTTAAAACACACAGATATGAAGTTTTGGACAAGTAAACACGATCGTTTTTGGAAGAGCGATTACGAAGAATGGTATTGGTCAAACAGATCAGATGCCCAATTAAGACGTACAATGTACGACACAGAGTTGTTAGATACAGAACGTGCGGATGCTCGTAGAGAGTTGATGAGAAGAACACACAATCAGAAGATCAATGACACACTCAGCAGACGTATTGAGATTGCGTAACCTAGAAATTGAAGCGTTACGTAGCAAAGTGCAAGAATTAGAAGCACGGGTAGAAGTTTATGAATCACAATTAGAATTATTTAGAAATGAAGACAAGTAAAGTATCGGAAGTATTCCAAAGTGTCCCACCAACGTGGGCGAATCCAAAAGATGGATCAGTATTTAATCGTTACGAGGTAAGATTTGCCAATGGCGATCAGTACACGTTTTTAGCACGTGGTGAGTTTAGAAAGCAAGTAGGTGAGGATGCAACGTATGAGGTCAAAAACGAACAGCACAAGACCGCAAAGTTGATCCAAGAGCAAAGACCACAGTTCACACCGCAGAAGTTTGGTTTAAAGAACACACGTGATGATAAGACACAACAGTATATTATCAGACAAAGTAGTGCAGCAACGGCAGCACAATTTTTTCAACAGCGCAACGCAGACACTCAAGAGGTGTTAGAGTTAGCACGTCAAATAGAACAATATGTCAACAATGGATAAAGTATATACAGATGGTTTTTTCGGTAAACAGGCAGAAACCGATAGACAAAGAGAGTTTATAGTGTCAAGATGCTCGATACACGTGGAAGATTTTAAGAGTTTTTTAGACAAGAGTAAACAGTACGTGAATGACAAGGGTTATATGCAGTTCGATTTGAAGAGATCGATGAAAGACCCAAGTCGTTTTTATGGAGAAGTAAACACGTACAAGCCGAAAAGTGGTGATAAAGTTACGGCAAAGGATCACAGTCCAGACCGTGATAGTAATGCAGATTTACCATTTTAGATTAACAGCAAGGGGGTTTTATGCCCCCTTTTTTATTGAATTAACACACAATGATAGTAGAGTTTAAAGACCAATTAAAGAAGATTAATGATATACGTTCGGGTAAGTTAAAGGAAGGATTAAGGTTAGGGATACCAGAGATAGACGAACATTTTAGGTTCAAGTTCACAAATTTCAATGTTATCCTTGGACACGCAAACGTAGGTAAGACGACAGTAATATTGTATATGATGTTATTATATAGTTTAAAGCACGATGTTAAATGGTTAGTGTTTTCGTCAGAGAATGAACCGTACACGATCATACGCAAGTTATTGGAGTTTATGACAATTAAGCCACTCAATAGAATACCACAGCAAGAGTTAGACGAAAAGTCCGATTGGATATACAAGCACTTTAAGTTTGTGGACACAGACCGTTTGTATTCGTACAGAGAGTTATTGTCGTTAGCAAGGACAGTAAAGAAACAATGGAATTATCAAGGGTTTATGATTGACCCGTACAACAGCCTTATAAAAGACAAGGATCACCCTAATAGTTCAAATGGACACGAATATGATTATACAGCAACAAGTGAGTTTAGATTGTTTTGTAAGTCAAACAAATGTACAATATGGTTGAACACACACGCAAACACGGCAGCACTTAGATTTAAGCACGGAATTAATCACGAGTATGGCGAACACCCAATCCCCCCAATGGCAGCAGATGTAGAAGGAGGGGGGAAGTTCGTTAATAGAGCAGATGATTTTTTAGTAATACACAGATACACACAGCACCCAACAGATTGGATGCAGTCGCATATCCACGTTAGAAAAGTCAAAGACACAGATACAGGTGGAAGACCCACGTCAATGGATGATCCAATACGTTTACGTAGCGTGATCAATAATGTAGGGTTCGAGATCGGTGGTATAAACCCGATAGGAGAAAAAGAAGAGTTTAGTATAAAAGAGTTACCGTTTTGATGGAAACACATTTACAGTTAGTATGGTTACAGGGATTCAGCGTAGGATTCCTGTATTATGATCGTTTAATGGATGATGATTATGATTTAGATGACTACCCAATAGATTACGAAGAGCGTTATCAGTTTATGTTTGGTTTCTTTGGTTTAATTATTACTAGATGGTACGAAGAGTATTAGAGATCATACACGATAGACACGATGAGTGGGTGTATTTAGTACGTGCTTTTGGCTGTAATGAAGATACGGCAGAGGATATCGTACAGGATATGTATTTAAAAATGCACAAGGTTATATCATCGGGTAAGAATGTTATGTATAATGATACAGAAGTAAACACATATTACGTGTTAAAGACACTCAAGTCTATATTTATTGATAAGACACGTAAGGAAAAACAGAGTGTAAACATAGATTATGAAATAGAAGCGTATCATATACAGGTTGAAGACACACCTGATTACGAAGAAACACACGATCGTATAGTAAGCGAGTTAGAAAAACTGTATTGGTTTGATCAAAAGGTATTTGAAATAGTTAGCGATGGTGTAAAGATTAGTGATTTGTCAAGGAAAACCACAATACCGTACTATACGTTGTATAATACATATAAGAAAGTGTATAATCATTTAAAGGAGTATTTATGAGACTAAGATTAGGAGATCGTTTAGAGTGGCTCTTTCGAGTTACAGGGATCAAGTGGCTTGTAAACCTAATAGTAATAGATTTACTAGGTTATGAGTCTTGCGGTTGCAAAGAGCGACAGGCAAAGTTAAATGAAATTGAAATAGATTGGGAAGAGCGATGGAACAAATGACACAAAAGGAGTACTACTTATATAAGAATGTACGAGATCAGAAAAAACTAACACCCGAAAACCAAGACATTATAGCGGGGTTACACGCAAAGTATTTTAGTCATCAGTTCTTTAAGCCTTGTAGTTGTAGCGGAAAAACTTGGAAACAATGGATAGCACAACTAAACGACATTTGGGATAATGGATATAAAAACAGTACATCAGCTTGAACAAGCAGTAATAGCGTTGTTACAGATTGATGGATGGGAATTGAATTGGACAGGCGAAAATAGTGCGCATTGTGATGCAATAGGATTAACACCTAAAGGTAACACGTGTGCAATGGAGATGAAGTTTCGTAAGACATATTATGAGACTAAGATGCTTGAGAAGTATAAGTACGATAGGTTAATGGAGATGGACCAAGAGGTTAAACTTTACTTTGTAAACGATCCACAAGGAAACTACCTGTTTTGGCTGAACGATATTAAAATGCCTAAGGCACAAGATATGTGGTGTCCTGATACAACCTTATGGACAAAGAAGAAAGTACTCAAGCCTTGTTATATGCTTAACGAGAATAGTGCTGCAATAATAAACAAGTATTGACTTGTAGTTTATTAAATATTTTGTATATTGCGTGTAAAGTAATACACAATATATGAAAACAATTAAAGTTCGTAGGGGATGGTACAAGGTGCCGAATACCCAATGGTTTGTTGTCCACGATGATACGATTGTAGGAGATTGTAAGTGGGCAGTACAAAGTGAAAATCACAATGACGTTTTAAGGTTTTGTGAAGAGTGGGATCAGTTGTATAGCACAAAGAGAGAGGCTATGAAACGTTTAAAGGATTTTATCAATGGATAAGGATTCACACGGTCAATCGATATACAGGGCAAAGACTCGCACAATACAAGAGTTAGAGTACCTTAACAATTTTCAAGTGATTAGCGAACAGTTGATCCAATGGAAAAAAGCCAAACCCGAGAATGATGTATTGAAGGTTTTAGGACAAGCACTCGCAGAGATAGGTATATATGTAGCGAGTATGCAGATGGAACAGGATTCGTATGAGAAGATTGTCTCACAGTATCGTAAGGATAAGTTGAAATATCAGCAACAAGCGTTGGAAGCAGTAACAAAATTAACACAGTATGAAGAAAAGTATTTCGGAAAAGACACCGACCACAATGTACATTAGAGAATGCCACACGATAGTCCCGAACAAGGGAGATAGTCAAGAGATACTTGTGATCGCAGAGCGTTTTGTCAATGGCGAGGAAGTACATCTAATGTTCACTCCCGAAGATTGGTTAGATACATTTACCCCAACAATGTACGAACACGTTAAGGATAATTATATTAAGTATTTAAAAGAGAAGAAATAATGATTACACTATTAAATGGAGATGTATGGGAAGAGGATCAGTTGCTCGACCATATGCACGATGATGAATTTTATTATGGGTATTGCTCAAAAGCGATGTTTAGTAGTTCTAAGGTTAAGACAATGGCTAAGAGTCCAAAGTCGTATTATTACATTGACAAGTATCAAACAAGTGAACAACCGCTAAGAGACGGATGGTTATTTCACGCAGCGATCCTTGAGCCACACGTATTTGATGCACAAGTATTCGCAAAGACACTTACAAAAGGTGTTGCCTTTAAAGAGTTGGAAAAGGTACACGGCAAGGGTAATGTTTACACGCAAAAGGAAAAGCAAGATGCCGAGCGTTTAGCACGAGCGTTTACAGTAAACCAAAAAGCGATGGGTGCATTACGTAACAGCAAATTTGAAGTACCGATGTTTGGAGTTATAGACGACATACCGTTTAGAGGTAAAGCAGATATAATAACAGACACAGGTAAGATAATAGACCTTAAGACGTGTCAAAACATATCCAATTTCCGCAAGGATGCATATGCACTAGGATATGATATACAAACGTATATTTATGGACAGTTGTGGAATAAGAGTTACAATGATTTTGAGTTTATAGCAATAGACAAGAAGTCGTTAGATATAGGGGTTTACAAATGTAGTAAGGAGTTTTGGGAGTCGGGTAGGATGAAAGTAGAAAACGTGTTAAGCGCATACAAAAACAATATACAAGGCAAAGAAACCGAAGAGGTTACAGAGTTCATTAACAATTATTATTTTGAAGATATACTATGAGAAGTGAAATTAAGGCTCAAACGTGGGCAAGGTCAATACGAAAGACCACAGGATATAACGTGTTTGAAAACACAAGAAGAAGAGAGATTGTTACATACAGATCGTTGCACGTTGTAATGTGTAGAAAGAACTTAGGATGGTCGTTAGAAAGAATAGGTAAGTTTTACAGAGACAATGGCAAAAAGTCATACGATCACGCAACGGTACTACACGCAGAGAGAATGTTCGAGCAGTATTGTTTTTATGACAAGGAGTTAATGAACACGATGCAAGTGTTATCGGATATGGTAGATGATAATTCTATTAAGCTAAGTTCGTTACAGACAAAGCTAAAGTATATCGATCCCGAGTTTTACGATGCCGTAGATAATTGTATGGCAGAGGCTTTTCGTTTAACGAGTTTAAAGAACGAAGAGAAGATACAAGAGGATAAGAAACGTAAAGAAGAAGAGAAGTTGTATGCGTTATAGTTACGATGATATGTTCGATCTCTTAGAAGCTAAGGATTGGAAGTTTGCAAAGACGTATGCACACAAAGCACCACACTGGTACACGTTACGTGAGAAATGGGGAGATGACCCTGAGTTTGATAAGATTGTAATAGCGATACGTGAAGAGGGTAAGACAGAGTATTTTTGGAGAAAGCCGTTTACAGTATGGGAACACAAGGGTTGGAAGTATTGGACAATGGGTGCGCCAATAGACGAGACGATACTCATTAATAAATCATTCTCACATACACAGTACAATGATATTGCAGATTATTACGATATGCTCTTCAACGAAGATAAAGATTGGGAAGAGAATAGAAGGGTGTGGGAGATGTTAGAAAGATATATAGAGGGTAAGCACGTGTATGATATTGGATGTGGAACAGGTTTATTTTTAGATATGTCAAATGTGTTTTTAATCGACAGAGATAGGTTTGAAGGTTATTGTGGTATTGATCCAAGTAGAAGAATGATAGAGATCGCACGTGAAAGACACAAGGGTAAGCGATTTAATATAGATCGTTTCGAGACATACCGAACAATGATACACAAGGATAAACCCACAGTAGTAGTATCGTTATACGGCAGTATGAATTACGTCATACCGCAGTATCTTACAAGAGTAGGTGAGTATGCAGACAGCCACTTCTTAATGTTTTACAAAGAGGATTATGAACCCGTAACGTATGAGCGTGTGAAGAAACAGATATACCATCACAAGCATACAAGAGAGTTCTTAGAGATGTTGTTTTGTGAAAGCAATGTTATAGAGTTTAATAATTATTATATAGTAACAAAATGAGAAAAGGGTTATATATACCAAGCGTAAGACCACAGTCGTTATACAAGCTGTTAAATTCTATACAGACTCTTGAGGTGATCAAGGATTGGAACATATATGTATATTTACAATGTTACAGTTATAGCGACCACGCATATTTAATGAACAATTATGGTCATATGATCTCGGGATCAATTGTTAGTAGTAAACGTGTAGCACCTTATGTTGCACGTTGCGAACTGATGAAAGCGTATCCAAGCGACATATATTGTATGAACGATGATGACGCTATTATGATGGACAAGGTAAACTATGAAGCACCTGTTGAGTTTTTGTTAGAGAATAGAAATGCAGGTATGATTAGTACAAATTGGGTTAGGGTTAATACAGAGAAGATGATGGCACGTAAGAGATACGAGCATAAGTTTCTTAAACAGAACCTAGTCAATACAGGTGGTGGTTTAATATTTAGACACGATGTAGCTGATAGTGTATTAGGTAAGGTTATTAAGCCTTATTTATATGACGATATAATGTTGTCTCTTAATGCGTACATAAGTGGTTACAAGAATTACAGGTATCTTGGGAGTATTATAGAACACAATGCAGTAATGAACGGTGGTATTAAAACACTATACAAAGAGCAAGAGATGTGTTTGTTAGATGAGCGTTTGATCGATATGCACCCAACAACAGAGATTTACCCACACAAGAATAATAATTATCATATGCCAACCTCAAAGAATCTTACAGAGAAGGCACATAAATTACATAAGATGTATGCGGATTTATAAGAAACAAAATGTATTTGACGAATCATTAGATCGAATGAGATACCTGTTCGATGAGTTTGAAAATGTAGTGGTATCATTTAGTGGGGGAAAGGATTCTACTGTTACCCTATACCTTGCTCTTATTGTTGCAGAAGAAAAGAATAGGTTGCCGTTAAAGGTGATGTTCTTAGATCAAGAAGCAGAGTGGCAAGCGGTTATAGATTATATGGAGGATGTGTTTTCTGATCCACGTATAGATCCAATGTGGTTACAGATACCATTCAAGATATTCAACGCATCGTCTAATATCAAACAATGGATTACAGCGTGGGAAGAGGGAGTAGAGACTATGAGACCTAGAAACCCTATGGCTCTTACAGAAAACGTTTATGGTACTGATAGGTTTTATGATCTATTCTCTGCAATACCTGCACACCATTACAAAGGTGAGCGTATGTGCTTCTTAGGTGGAGTACGGGCAGAGGAAAGTCCACGAAGATACTTAGCAATGACAGAAGCATTGACGTATAAAGATATTACGTGGGGTAAAAGACTTAGTAAGAAAGAAGAGCATTTTACGTTTTATCCTATTTATGATTGGTCTTATACTGACGTGTGGAAGGCTATACACGATAACGACTGGCCATACACTAAGGTATATGATTATCAGTATATGCACGGTGTTCCAATAAGAAGTATGCGTGTGTCTAATTTACATCACGAGACAGCGTTACAGGTAATGGAATATTTGCAGGAGGTAGAGCAAGAGACGTGGGTAGCACTAACTAAGAGAATGAGCGGTATCAATACAGCAGGTAAGATGAAAAAGGATTTCTTTGTTAAGGAGTTACCGTTTATGTTTAAGGACTGGCGAGAATACAGGGATTACCTTACAGAAAACCTAGTGCAAAATGAGGATCACAAGAAAAGGTTCTTTAAAACGTGGGAGAAACAGGATAAGCAGTATGAGGATATGAAACACATACAGGATTTGCATAGAGCGCAGATTAATACTGTACTTACAAACGATGTGGATATGGCAAAGCTTAGAAACTTTACAGAGAAACCCGACATATTGAATTGGAAGAAGTGGAAGAAAGGTATAACAACGAAATGGACAAAAGGTAACAAGTATATATATGGATAAGATTAGAGAGTATTTAACAAGAGATGATGTATCTGATTTAGATAAGATTGAGTACATCGAACGTGTAAAGGAGGAGTTAGATAAAATGTCTCCCTTAAAGACACAACCCGTAAACAGAATACATTGGGTTGACGTAGATAAGGTGCAGGCAAATGACTATAACCCTAATAGTGTAGCAACGATCGAGATGAAATTACTATACACTTCGATCAAACACGATGGCTATACACAGCCTGTAGTAACAATTTATGATAAAAACATTGATAAATACGTTATTATAGATGGATTCCATAGGTACTTAACCTGTAAGACACACGATGATATACGTGAAAGAAATCACGGTAAGTTGCCTATTGTAGTCTTAGATAAAGACATCAATGATCGTATGGCATCAACGGTGAGACATAACCGAGCAAGAGGTAAGCACTCAATTAAAGGAATGAGTAGCATTGTGTTCGGTATGCTTGACAATGGATGGGAAGATCACGATATTTGTGAAGAACTAGGTATGGAAGCAGAAGAACTGCTACGTTTGAAACATATCACAGGATTTAGTAAACTATTTGCAGACGCAGAGTATAAGAAGGCGTGGGAGTCTAAAAAACAGATACAAGTAAAAAAGAAGTATTATGAAGGTACAAGAGATTAAGCTTACACAGGTAAAACCCTATTGGAGAAATGCACGTAAGAACGATACAACGGTAGAAGCGTTAAAGAAGTCTATTAAGGATTACGGCTTTAATCAGCCATTAGTATTAGACAAGAACAATGTTATCATTACGGGACACGCAAGGTTTAAAGCACTAATGCAATTAGGATATGAGACAGCACCCTGTATTATCACAGACTTAGATGATCGTAAAGCAAAAGCGTATCGTATAGCAGATAACAAGACTCACGAAATGACTATGTGGGATAATGACGAACTTGTTGTAGAGTTACGAGAGATAGGACAGTTTGAAGAAATGCAAACCTATTTCCAAAATGTAGATTTAACAAGTTGGTTAGACGAAAGTGTAGGGTTTAACGTTAAGCCGATCACAGAAGAAGAGGTAACTAAGAAACGTACAGACTTAGAAGACCGATTTAGTGCAGAAGCGACACACATTGAAACAGTAGAATTGATATGCCCACATTGTATGGAAGAGTTTGAGATTAAGAAAAGTGAGGTAGAGTAGTATGAACACATCCGACACTAAAAAAAGGATGATACAATCTTTAGAGAAAAATCTAGGGATAGTATCTGTTGCAGCACAAAATGCAGGGATACATCGATCTACACATTACGCTTGGTATAATGAAGATGAAGAGTATCGTAAAGAGGTAGACTCAATACATAACGTTTGTCTTGACTTTGCAGAGAGTAAGTTGTTTGAGAATATCAAGGAGAACAGAGAGACCAGTATTATCTTTTACTTAAAGACACGAGGTAAAGAACGTGGATATGTAGAACGTCAAGAAGTAGATATGGGTACAGACAATCACTTTAGAGTAGAGATTGTAGATACTATTGATGAGGAAGATTCGGAGTAACATAGTATTTAGACACCTCGAAAAGACAGACAAGAGGATAGTCATTGAGCAGGGTGGTACTCGATCAGGTAAGACCTACAATATACTAATGTGGTTAATCTTTGGGTATGCGTTAAATAACAAGAAGAAGGTTGTTACAATATGTCGAAAGACTTATCCTGCTTTACGTACTTCTGCTATGAGAGATTTCATACAGATATTACAAGACTATGAATTGTATGACGATAAGTATCACAACAAGTCATCAGCCGAGTACATACTTAATGGCAACCTTATAGAGTTTATATCCTTAGACCAACCGCAAAAGGTGAGGGGTCGTAAAAGGGATTTACTGTTTATAAACGAAGCTAACGAGTTACATTGGGAAGATTGGCAACAGTTGGTATTCCGTACTACTGGAAGAATTATCCTTGATTACAACCCGTCAGACGAGTTCCATTGGATATATGAGAAGGTTAAAACACGAGCGGATGCAGAGTTTCACATAACCACATATAAGAACAATCCATTCTTACCACAGTCGATTAAGGATGAGATCGAGTTACTCAAGGAGACAGATGAAAACTACTGGAGGGTTTACGGTCTTGGTGAGGTAGGTATAGGTAAGACACTCATATTTAACTACACTCCTATAGAGAAGATACCACAAGATGCACAGCTAATATCATACGGTATGGACTTTGGATATTCTAATGACCCTACTACACTTGTATCTGTACATAAGAAGGATAACAACCTTTACTTTAATGAACTCATTTATAGAACGGGTATGACCAATAGAGACATTGGTAATGAGTTACGTACTCTTGAGATCGACAGGAGAGCAGAGATATTTGCTGATAGTGCAGAGCCAAAGAGTATAGTGGAGTTAAGGCAAATGGGTTGGAATGTTAAACCTAGTGAGAAGGGTAGAGACAGTATTAACATCGGTATTGATATGTTAAAGAGGTATCATTTGTTTGTTACAAAGAGAAGTGATAATGTGATCAAGGAGTTTAGGAACTACAAATGGAAAGAGGATAAGAACGGGAATGTGCTAAACGTACCGATCGATATGTATAACCATACGACTGATGCGATACGTTATGCGTGTTACTCTAAGCTATCCAAACCGAACTTCGGTCGATACGCTATTCGTTAAAACTCTCTTTCGTGCTTGTAAATATCGAAATAATTTGCACCGTACTCATTCCATAACTGTGCAACCTTGATTCCGTTATTGTCGTTTGAGTCTGTGTAACATATCCATAAACAATCACCTTCTTCAATTTCCCACAAAACGTATCCTGTTTCTGTAAACTCTGGGTCATTTTCGGTTACATAATCTAACCATTCCTTGTGAGCGTTTTTAAATGTTTCTTTCATAATTGTGTGTGTTAATTAAACTTACTACTAAGATACGACAAAAAAAGTTATTAAACAAATTGGATAATTAAAAATAACCTTGTATATTTACAGAGTAATAGAAAAACAACACACAATGGACACAAGATTTGAAATTATGGGTTATCAATTAGATGTGATATGCCCAGAGACAAAAAAGTATTTAGGTAGTATTGATTTAGCGTTTGACGATGAGGATAGACCACACGGTTATCAAGGTCGTAAGATGGAACGTTTAGATGTGGTAGGACACAAAGCCACACGTCAAGTAAAGTTCAAAGGTTTATTCCTCACAGAATTAGTACCAATATGTGGTAAGGTTTTAGGAGACAAGCACAAGACGATACAAGACGCACACGAATGGCGTAACCAATTTGGTAGTAACACAAGAATTTTGTAAATTTAAGATATGGAAAACACACAAAGTATGAAAAACACACAATACAACGGATGGACAAATTATGCAACGTGGAGAGTTGCGTTAGAGATTTTTGATGGCGATGGTCAAACGTGGTACGATGAGCACGGCACAGACCAAAGCGATATGGCAGAAGCGTTAAGTGATCACGTGTACTCGATTTTAGAAATAGAGGGAGAAGGGTTAGCGTTAGATTATGCAAATGCTTTTGTGTCGACAGTAAATTATTATGAGATTGCAGAACACATTATCAATGATTACCACCATTTCGGATGCGAACATTGTGGGAATGCAGTTGAAGATATAGAAGATAAGTTTTGTTCGACCAGTTGCAAAAGAGCGGCAATTAGAGAGTCGATCGAAGAAAGGATATAATTTTTGTTTGTGTTTATAGTTGATTGGATCAGAGGGGTGTCAGAAATGATGCCCTTTTGTATGCAAAAGTGTACCATTAAAACGTTATGTTAATATGAAAGCGAGTATTCTTGTACCATCAAGTCTTAGTGAAGTTACCTTAAAACAGTATCAGAAGTTTGTACGTCTAGATCAAGATGTAGATTTAGCAACACCATTCTATATGCAGAAGTTAGTAGAGATATTCTGTGGTATAGACTTAAAGGATGTAGCAAACATTAGATACAAGAGCCTAGTAGATACAGTAGAGCATATACAAGGGTTATTCAAGCATAAAAGCAAATTCATTAACCGATTCACAATGCACGGTACAGAGTACGGATTTATCCCTGTATTAGATGACATTAGTTTAGGAGAGTACATTGATCTCGATAACTACTTATCAGACCCAAACAATATGCACAAGGCTATGGCGGTTCTGTTTAGACCTATAACACACTCCAAAGACGATCGTTACGACATAGAACCTTACAAGGGTACGGATAAAGCCAATGATTATTTGGATATGCCACTAGATGTAGCGTTAGGTGCCTATGTTTTTTTTTATCATTTAAACAAGGAATTAGTGAACGTTACGATGAATTGTTTGGAAATGGAGGGGATGGACTCGGAGTTGAAGCAAATTTTGGAAGAAAATGGGGGTGGTATCAAAGCATATATGCACTCGCTCAAGGAGATATTACAAGATTTGAACATATCACAAAAATGACAATGCACGAATGCCTAACAATGTTAGTCTTTCTAAAAGAAAAGAACGAGTACGAAGCAAAGCAGATTAAACACAATACAAGATGAGCAATCAAGGAGTAAGAGGATATTATCAGATAACTAAGACACTTAGAGATACATTACTAGATGATGTTAATGTCAATACAGTTACAACAGGAGACATTTCAGATGTAGACTTATCTAAACAGACGATATTTCCTCTTGCGCACATTATTGTAAACAGCGCACAGTTTAATACTAACCATTGGAGGTTAAGCGTATCAGTACTCTGTATGGATATTGTGGATGTGTCTAAAGACGAAACAACAGATATATTCACAGGTAACACGAATGAGCAAGACGTACTCAATACACAATTAGCAGTTCTTAATCTACTGTTATCTAAATTGTCAAGAGGTACTCTATACACAGACAAGTATCAAGTAGATGGAACGCCTTCGTGTGAGCCATTTGTAGATAGGTTTGAACATTTACTAACAGGGTGGTCTTGTACGTTCGATGTGCTTATTCAAAACGATATTGACATATGCGATTAAAAAGAACACGTGAAGTATTACAGCAGTTCGGTCAGTACGTTGTTACACAGAGTAGAAGCGCATTAACAAGAAAGAAGAAAACGCTATCGGGATCGTTATACGATTCATTACAATACATTGTAGAAGATACAGAGGATGGTATCAAGGTATCCTTTGATATGAATGATTACGGTAAGTTTGTAGATAAAGGGGTAAGCGGTAAAGAGAAGAGATACAGCACACCATACGCATTTACAAACAAGAAGCCACCAATGAAACCACTAATGGAGTGGGCAAAGGCAAGACGGTTTAGATTACGTGATGAGAAAGGTAGGTATGCAAAGGGAAACTATAAAACGATAGGGTTCATATTACAAAACAGTATTTACAAGAAGGGTATAAAGCCATCATTGTTTTTTACAAGACCATTTAACCTAGCTTATGCACGTTTCGGTGATGACGTTGTAAGTGCATTTTTAAAAGACATAGACGATATATTATGAGTACAAAGATTAATGTTAGAAGTCCATACTTCCTAGAGTTTCAAGAACCTACACCATCATTAGGTACATACGATTGTGATGTTGCTAATTTAAGAAACTTCTCGATTAGTAGTTCAGGTCTTATTACAGAGCCTACTCCACAGATAGGATACATTATAGACCGTTCACATACAGAGTTTCCTGAAAACACAACAGGTAGTGATATACCAAGAACAGTTACATACACTTTACAGATACCAGTAGGCTACTCAAACTATGATGATAGTACTTACCAATGTGATTTAGATTTTGACCAACCGAGTCAAACAGCACAAGAAGACCCTGACCAAAACGATAACTGTCCTACTTTTGGAGCAACAGATCCCCCCGATGATGATGGAATTCCAGACGTAACAAATAGCACAAGCACAACAATAAACCTATCTACATATTTCACGGCAGGTAGCGGTGCGACTATTAGTAATTACGTGGTTAAGCAAACAGGTAGCACGTTAATAACATACGATATTACAGGCAGTACAATGACAATATCAAGCCCTTATAACTGTTTAAATGCAGACTTTGTTGTAGTTGCAAGAAACTCTAATGATGCTTGTACAGCTAATTCAAACACTTTCAACTTTAGCACACCTTGTACGGAAGATGCAGATTGTGATGATGTGCAATTCTTAGGTGGTAAGGTTTACCAAAATGGCGACCACTCTTTATCAGCGTTTAAAGCAGGGTGGAGGTTAAAGGAACTGTTATATAACGGAAATGTTATAACATCACCCTACAATGTAGGTGCTAATACAAGTGGAAGTCCTGTTACCAAGAACATAACATACAGAATGTATATTCCACAAGGTTATAATAATTATTCGGTAGGTGCAACACTAGATTGTGATAGACCTTTCACACAGCCATCGTCAGATGACCCGAATGAGTTTGATTGTGCAGAAGCAGCTATTAGTGGAATTGTAATATCAAAAAAAGGAACAGTTGCAGCACCTACTTCTTATAACGGTACATTAGTTAGCTGGGCTCCACAAGGGTTTTTTCCAGTACAAAATGACACACCAAGAACAATTACTGTAACAATTACTCCACCTTCAACAAATTATAGTAACTCAGGCGGTGATGATATTACTTGCGATATACCAGTAACACAGCCTGGTACAGGTGAAGAGTGTGGTGAGACAGCGTTTTACATTACCTATGCACAAGCAGCAGACCCTGCAGGTCTTTGTGGACTTAATCACACAACATATACAAAGTTATACAGCACGGCAGTTGCTTTTGATTTTATGGCAGTAGGTGATAAGATATGTAGAGAGGATGGCGGTGATTTCACAGGTGGTTCAATAGTTTATGGTTACGCTGCAACAAGTGGGGTAGCCGTTGGCGGTGCTTACGGTTACTGGAAATATATAAGAATTGATGATTCGGGTATCGTACAAGAGATTGACACGTATAATTGTGCTGATGGCAGTACAAGTGGCGGTGATGGAGACATTTTAAGTTAAAAAATAAATTATGGCATTAGAAAGAATAGACTTAGATATATACATCTACACAGGTACAAAAGGCACGTATGAGGATACAGACCTTAAATACACTTTATCAAAAGACCGTTTGTCGAGTCAAGACAATATTGTGTTAGAAATATCACAGTTAGTAAGAGATTATATAAACATTACTTTTAATGACGATTACATAAGCACAACGGTATGGGTAACAATTATAGAGAACTACATTGATTCAGACACACATCAAGTGTACGATTCAAATGGAACACAGACATCACACTACTTAGCATTTGACGGGTTCGGGTACTTTGAAGATGAGATAAACCCTGCATTGAGCGATAACCTATTAATGACTACAAGCAACGTTTATTTACCCGAAGGTACAGCAGGAAAGATACCTATATTCGCAGAAGGAGTAGGTAAAGTCTCTATTGATAGCACAGATACACAGATAACAGATAACGGAAACAGTAATCAAAAGATACAGTACATTACAATACCTGCTGATTCAGATGAGGTAGAGATATATGACACGGATGATACAACAGTATTGCAGACGATCACGGTAAACAATATTTGTGATCCAAAGTACACAGAACATAAGGTAACATTTGTTAATAAGTACGGTGCATATCAAGATATATACTTCTTTAAAAAGACCGTAGAGAGTTTTAGCGTAACAGATGAAACGTACAAGAGGAATAGTGTTAATACAGCAACCTTAGATTATAAAACGTATAGTGGACAGCAACAGAGGTACAACGTTAATGCAATTACTAATTTAACATTAAACACAGGGTTTGTAAAAGAGGATTTTAATAGTGCATTAGAGGAATTGTTTTTGTCAGAAAATGTATGGATAAGATGGGATGGTAAAACATTACCGATTATACCAAAGACAAAGAGTATGACGTTTAAAACAAGCCTTAATGATAAACTCATTAATTATACAGTAGAGTTTGAGTTTGCATTTAACAAGATAAACAACGTTAGATAATGTTAGACCTACAATTATTTATAGAGGGTGAACAAGTCGAGTTGCACGATAATGAGAGCGTAACACTCACACAGACGTTGCAGAACGTCAGAGATATACAAAAGATATTTACAGACTTTACACAAACGTTTAATGTACCTGCTTCAAAAGTCAATAATCGTATATTTAAGCACTTCTATAATCATAACATTGTAGGTTTCGATGCACGTAACAAGAAGGATGCAGAGTTGCTGTTAAATTACAAACCGTTTAAAAAGGGTAAGATCAAGTTAGAAGGAGTACAGATGTCTAACAATGAACCTGTAAATTACAGACTTACGTTTTTCGGAAAGGCAGTAAACCTTAAAGACTTATTAGGTGAGGATAAGTTAGATGCGTTGTTTATGTTATCGGATTTTGGTATTCAGTATGATGCAGACAGTATCATAAACCTTATGCAGACTCCAAAGACAGTAAACAGTAGCGGTGAGACTTTTACCGATGCGTTACTTGTACCTTTAATTACTCATACTCAAAGGCTTTATTACAACAGTACAGAAGATGATGCACTAAGCGGTAACGTTCACAATGGTAGTACTGCTAAAGGAGTAAAGTTTGAAGAACTTAAACCTGCAATTAGAGTGTATGCGATTACACGAGCAATAGAAAAGCAGTATGGTTTAAAATTTAGTAAGGACTTTTTCAACAAGACCAATGAGCCGTTCTATAACCTTTATATGTGGATGCACAGAAAGAAGGGTGGAGTACTTGAAGATGACGATAATAAAAGGGAAAAGCAGTTTACAACCTTTAGTGATTTAGGTGGTGATAGAAACGCATATAGTGGGTTCACAAGTTTAGGATACAAAAACTATAAACATCATCCAAACGATGTTAGAAGAGTTATAAAGTGTTACATTAGAGTAGCAGCAGGAACGGTATATGACTTCATAGTAAAGAAAAACGGTGAAGAGTATTTTAGAGAAGATGGATTTGTGAGTACAGGTTATGACTCATTCCTAGATTTTAAAACTGATTACAGGTTTGAGGCAGGAGAGGATATGTACACGTTTCATATAGCAACAGAAGATAGTGCTTCGTTTAATTGTAAAGTATTTATCAAACATCACGTTAAAAGGATAGGTTATTGGACAAATGAAATAGGATATGCTGATTCGTCTTTAACAACTACAACAGATATTGATATAGTTGCAACCAATCAGATACCTGAAATAAAAGTACTTGACTTTCTTACAGGGTTATTTAAGATGTTTAACCTAACAGCGTATCAAGAAGATGATGAGATAATTATTAGAACCTTAGATAGCTTTTACGAAAGTAGTACAAACTCGTATGACGTTACAGACTTTATAGATAAAACAACGAGTGAGGTTAATTCAATTATGCCTTATAGTGAGATTACATTAGGGTATAAAGGTAACAAGACAATATTCTCTAACCAACATCGAGAACTTACAAACCTTGATTGGGGTACAGCACATTTTAATAACAAAGGGATATACGAAGGCGGTACTTACAAGATTGAGTTACCATTTGAACACCATAAATTTGAGAGGTTATTAGACGCAGGTTCTAGTAATGCAGGTACGACTATACAATGGGGGTGGTCGGTGGATGACAATCAAGACCCTTACAAAGGACTACCGTTATTATTCTACCCACACAAGGTAACGGGTGGTGATGCTTTATCTGTTAGAAAGACTACATCAGCAAAAGAAGCGATTACAACATATCACATACCGAGTAACGCTGTTGATCCAACGTCAAGCACAAATAGTATAAACTTCAACGCAGAGTTAAGCGAGTACACAGGTACTGTATTTGAGCAGAGTTTATTTCAAGAGTTTTACAGCACATACATATTAGACACGTTTAGTGTCGATAGAAGATTGTCAAAGTTTAAAGCATACTTACCAATGAAGGTGCTGTTAAACCTAAAATTACAAGACAAGCTAATAGTATTCACAAATCTTTATAAGATTAACAGTATAAAGACTAACTTTGAGACAGGGTTAAGTGATTTAGAGTTAATTAATGAGGTATCTAGCTTTGAAGCACGTAATTTGACTGCTGATATTGTAGATAATCAGAATGATCTTACAAAAACAGTAGATAGTGATGTAGCAACGGCAGACACAACGAAAGTAACAGCAGATAACGATATAGAAAGAGTGTAATGATAGAGAATATATTAGAATTATTGGATGTAATAAAGAAAAATAAGGTACGTGGTCGTTATATTGATATAGCACTTGGTATTCATAAGTATCCACACACAATGAAAGAGGGTGTTAAATTGTTACGCAGACAATTATGGAAAGAAGAGAAATAGAACTTGAAGTAAAAACAGGTAAGTCCGAAAAAGACCTTAAAGATGTCGTTGACCTATTAGGTACAATAGTAGATAAATTAGATGACACAAGCAAAGGCGGTAAGGAGTTAGCAGATGTAGGTAAGGGTGCGACAAAAGGCACGAAGGGTTTGAAGAATATGTTCAAGCAACTTACATCTATTGGAAACCTGTTTAAGGCTTCGGGTGTTTTCTTTATTGCGAACGAACTATTTAATGCACTTGCAGAAGCTTTTAAGAATAACCAAACGTATTTAGATGCATTTCAAGTAGCGGGTACAATGGCAACGCAGGTGATCACAGATTTTACGAACTTTGTGTTCAATAACTTTGGCAAGGTACAGCAGTTTTTTAAGTCTATATTTGAAGATCCAAAACAGTCTGTATATGATCTAGGTAATGCAATAAAAGAAGGGTTTTACGATCGTATAGAACAAGCTAAAGAAGTACTGGGGTTATTAGGTCAAGCAGCGGTTAAGTTCTTTAAGGGTGATTTTTCGGGTGCAGTAGATTCATTAAAAGAAGCAGGTAAGGAGTCGGTTGATGTATTGACAGGACAAGACGATTCGCTTAACAAGGTTAAAGAGACTGTTTCAAAGGTTGTATCAGCGGTTACAGACTATACTACAAAGACGTACCAACAGGCTAAGGCAGTGGTTACTCTTAATAAAGAAGCAGAAAGGTCAGAAGCAATTAACCAAGGTCTTATCGAGCAGTACGATATATTAGCAGAGGAACAGAGACAGATAAGAGACGATGAGCGTTCGGGTATTGCAGCAAGGATAGAAGCCAATAATAAACTCAAGGGTATATTAGAGGAACAGGCAGAGGTAATGACCAAAAATGCAGAGAAGATACGAGACGCAGCAAAAGCACAATACGAGTTAAGTGGTCTTGATGAAGATAGGTTGGAGTTTATACGAGCAGAAAACGAGTTACTAGCAATTAATGCACGTGTAACAGGTATGATGGCTGAACAGAAGTCTAACGATTTATCACTTGACAAGGAACGTATCGAGATAGGTAATGAATTGGCTATGATCGGTGCAAGTGAGTTTGAAAGGCAACGTATGGAAAACGATGCTAAATTGGAAGAACAAATGCGCTTTATAAACCAAGAGGTAACAAATGAGGATGAGCGTAACAAGTTAATATCAAAAGCACGTACAGAACACAAAATTTCAATGATCGAAATTGCAGAGGAAGAACGTCAATCACAGGTTGCTAAGGCACAGGAGTTCTTTGGTAATTTACAACAAGTAGCAGAAGCGTTTGGTAAAGAGGGTAAAGCACTAGCAATAGCAGGTATTGTTACAGAGCAAGTAGGTGCAATTAGTAAAATCATATCGAACACAGCAGTAGCAAATGCAAAGTCTATTGCAGCCTCACCATTAACAGGTGGTATGCCTTGGGTTGGTATAAACAACGTAATGGCAGGAGTATCGATTGCAGGTAGTGTAGCGGGTGCAGCAAAGGCTATATCGGATTTAAAGTCAAATAAGAAGAGTGCAGGCGCACAAGCACCGTCTATGAGAGGTCAAGCATCAGCACCACAACAAGCACCTGCGTTTAATGTTGTAGGAGCATCACCCGAAAATCAATTAGCACAGGCAATAGGACAAAGAGATAGACAACCTGTAAAAGCATACGTTGTATCAAATGATGTAACAAATGCACAGGCATTAGATAGAAACATAGTAGAAACAGCAAGTATAGGATAATGAGAATAGTTGAATTAGTAATAGACGAAACAGACGAGTACAACGGCATAGAGGCTATCAGTATTGTAGAAAACCCTGCAATCGAAGAGGATTTTGTAGCGTTAAAATCACAACAAGTACAATTTGCAGAAGTAGATAAGGACAAGAAGATTCTTATTGGAGCGTTACTCACCCCTAACAAACCTATATACAGACGTAACGGTGAAGATGAATACTACATTTACTTTTCACGTGATACTGTACGTAAGGCATCACAACTGTATTTGCAAAGAAATAACCAACACAACAGTACATTAGAACACGAAGAGTCTATACAAGGACTTACATTAGTAGAGTCTTGGATTGTAGAAGATAAAGAGAAGGATAAAAGCGTGTTATACGGTATGGACGTACCATTAGGAACGTGGATGGGTACTGTTAAAGTGGAGAATGACGATATTTGGAATAATTACGTTAAGACAGGTAAGGTTAAAGGATTCTCAATAGAAGGCTACTTTGCAGATAAAATGGAAACTCCTAGTGATCGAGGTTTATCAGAGGACTTGAGTGCAATAGAGGAGTTAGAGGCAGAGTCTTTACTATCAACGATCAAAGGTATCATACGTAAGGACAAACGTTATAAGGACGGACAGCGTGTGGAAATGGAGTCGTTTAGCGATTATCCTGATTCCGTAAAAAACAACGCAAAGCGTGGTATGGAATTGAACGAGAAGGTAGGAAACAAGTGTGCTACACAAGTTGGGAAAGTACGTGCAGCGGATTTGGCAGCAGGAAGAGCGGTGAGTATGGATACGATTAAACGTATGTTTTCATATTTATCACGTGCAGAGACTTATTACGATCAAGGCACTCCAGAGGACTGTGGTTATATCTCATACCTATTGTGGGGTGGTAAAACAGCCAAAGGTTGGGCAGAGAGCAAGATAAAAGCCTTTGAGGGTATTGCAGATGACGTTAAGTTAGAAGCACCTTGTTGGGATGGATACGAAATGGTAGGATGGAAAATGAAAAACGGCAAAAAAGTGCCTAATTGCGTACCTAAGAAATAATGAAGGATAGAAGAACACCAGTACCACATAACGGTAAACGAGCTTGTTTATGTAGAAATGGCACGTATAGTGCAAACTGTTGCGGTGGTGATTATTATAATCAAGGGATAGGTAACATTACATCTACAGCAATCACACCGAGTAATGGACAGTACGGATATAAAATGCAACTTTGTGGACATAGTAAAACACATCATTTCTTTGGTGATACAGAGCTAACTGTAGGTAATATATACTATGTAGATTCTGAACACGATGCAAAAGACGGTTGTTACGAGGTTATAAATAGAGATGATGAAACGTCAGGACACGAGTGGGAAAGAGCATTTAGTTACGCTGATTGTGCGGAATGTCAAGGAGATGTAAAAAGAGATACAGTTACAGATCCTATTACTGTATATCATTATGATTTAGGAACGCCTGTTACTTCATTTCAATTACCCACAAACATTGTTTCAATTTCTATTGATATATTCACAACAGGTACAAACGGCTACACTATTAATACATTGAACAACTTTAGTGTAAGTGTTACAAGCGCTTCAACAGATGGTTTAACCAACGCACAACTTGCACCGTTGCAGGTAAACGATACAGGTTCTACAATTACAGAGACATTAATTATTACATCGGTTAAAGACTCTTCAGTTACAAAAGAGATCGCATTGTCTCAAATATCAAGTTAAATATGCAAATTTATAATCAATAAACGTTAATACTATATGAAACCACACGTAAAGAGAATCCTAGAAAAGCTAAGTAGCGAAAGTGTTATGTTAGCTAAGTTTGACACTAAAAACTTACAAAGCGAAATTGATGACGTAAAGTCTGATTTAAGAATGGATATAGGCGAATTGGATAGCGTATTCGATGAATTAGGTGGAATACAAGTTGGCTTAGAAAAAGCAAACAATGATGCAGAAGGCATTTTACGTGCAGCGCAAAAAATGCGAGGTCAAATAGAAGATGCACAAGACACGTTACGTGAAATGGACTTAGATCCTTCACAGTTAGACAAGAAACTATTAGAGATCACTAATGTTGTATCGGCTTGTGATAATATAATGGAGGAAGCAGAAGCAGGAATGACTGCAATTACAAGAGCGCAACAAGCAATACAAGGAGTGTAATATGAAAGCAACAGAAATACTTAACAGCATTACAGATATGCTCAACTTATCGACAGAGGTAAAGTTAGAAGAGATGAAACTTGCGAACGGTACACTATTGGAGTCTGAACATTTTCACGCAGACGAAGAGGTGTTTATCAAGACCGAAGATGAGAAAGTACCATTACCCGAAGGACTGTATGAATTAGAAGACGGCAGACAACTTGTGGTAGTGGATGAAGGGATTATTAATGAAATCAAATCAATACAAGAGGATATGTCAGAAAACCTAGAACAAGACCCACAAGAAGAAAAACAAGAAATGGGTTACGCTACAAAAGAAGAACTTAACGAGGTTAAGAGCGTTGTAGAAGAGATTAAGGCTATGATCGAAGAGATGGGCGCACCGAAAGAGGAAGAGCCTGTTGAAGCGGCAGAAGTTGAGGTGGAAGCCGAAGCAGTACAGCCAACAGAAGAAGAAGAGTTAAAAGAGGAATTGTCTAAACCTGCTGCAGAGCCAATGAAACACAGTCCAGAGGCTACTACAAAGCGTAAGCAAAACTTGTATGCACAAGGTAGAGCGGTTACTACTTTTGACAGAGTACTAAACAAAATTTCTAATATTAATAACTAAGAATAAAAATGGCAACTACAACATCAATTACTACTACTTACGCAGGAGAGTTTGCAGGTGAATACATCTCTGCAGCACTTTTGTCTGGTTCTACTATCGATAACGGTGGTATTACTGTAAAACCAAATGTGAAGTTCAAAGAGGTTATCAAGAAAGTGGATACTAACGCTATCGTTAAAGACGCTACTTGTGATTTCGATCCTACTTCTACTATCACACTTACAGAGCGTGTGTTACAACCAGAGTTTCAACAAGTGAACTTACAATTATGTAAAAAAGACTTCCAATCAGATTGGGAAGCGTTACAAATGGGAGTATCTGCATTCCAAAGTTTACCTCCTAAATTTAGTGATTTCTTAATTTCACACGTTGCTGCAAAAGTAGCACAGAAAACAGAGCAGTCTATTTGGGGTGGATCAACTGCAAACAATGGAGAGTTTGACGGGTTAAGCACAATCGTTGCTGCAGACGCTGACTTACCAAGCGGACAAGAGGTTACAGGAGCAACAGTTACTTCTTCTAACGTTATCACAGAGTTAGGGAAGATCGTTGATGCTATTCCTTCTGCATTATACGGAAGTGAAGACTTAAACATCTATGTATCACAGAACATTGCTCGTGCATATGTACGTGCATTAGGTGGATTTGGAGCGTCTGGACTAGGTGCTGCAGGTACTAACGCACAAGGTACACAATGGTGGAATAACGGATCATTATCTTTTGATGGAGTGAAGTTATTTGTAGCTAACGGATTAGGAGACAACAAAGCGATTGCAGCAGAAAAGTCTAACTTATTCTTTGGTACAGGTTTATTAGCAGACCACAACGAAGTGAAAGTTATCGATATGGCTGACATTGATGGTTCACAGAATGTACGTGTAGTAATGCGATTTACTGCAGGTGTACAGTACGGTATTGTAGATGACATCGTAACATACGGTATCACAAACTCTGCAAACTAAGAATAGATTAATATAATCAAAAGGGGTAGGTGGTTTTGTATCTGCCTACCCTTTTTTAATACATAAAATATGGCTTGTGATTTAACATTAGGGCGCAAAGTACCTTGTAAAGACGTTGTAGGTGGCATTAAAGCTATTTACTTCATCAATTACGGTGCAACAGCGACATACGATTCAACAGATACAGATGTAATTGACGATTTAGGATCGATTACAGCTTTTAAGTACGAAGTGAAAGGTAACAGTTCATTTGAACAGGCGATCACTTCATCCCGAGAAAACGGTACAACCTTCTTTGACCAAACATTAAACCTCACGTTAACTAAATTAACAAAAGAGGATCACAAAGAGATTAAGTTGCTTTCTTACGGGAGACCACACGTTGTAGTACACGACTATAACGGTAATGCATTCTTGATGGGTACTGAACACGGTTGCGAAGTGACAGGTGGTACGATTGTAACAGGTGCAGCGATGGGTGATCTTAGCGGATACACATTAACACTAAACGCACAGGAGCAAGTTCCTGCTAACTTCCTTGAGGGAGCGACAGAAGCTGATCCATTTGCAGGATTAACAACAAGTCCTACAGTTACATCGGGTACAAATTCATAATCATTGTGGATTTTATAGAGAGGGGGGCGTAATGTCCCTCTTTTTTTGTGCATTAAAGTTTTTTATCAAAAATTTTGGATAATTCAATAAGTATTGTATATTTGTATTGTTGTTGAGGGTAAAACCAAAAGGTACCAAGACCGAGTACACAGGCGAAAAGTGTATGACACCGTAAGTTGTTCACGGGATGAGAGTAATATGAATGACAAAATTAAAAACACACGATTATGACAGAGCAGTATTTTTACATTAAGACGAACAACAACGTAGAATTAGGTACGTTTGATGGGTTAGAGAAAAAACAAGAAGCCGTAGGCGGATTGATTGAAAGAGTATGGTTATCAGATGATAGGTATATGTGGGCAAACGAAGAGGGATTATTACAGAAGTTACCGTTAAACCACGTAGCCTCAAAAATAGCAGGACAGCCGATAGTAGGTGATGTGTTGTTAGTATCAGATGAGGATATGAAATCGTACAAAGACGTAGTTAGAGAAACGTTTATGGCGAATCAAAAAGCCGACAAAGTTACAGAGTAACACTATCGGTTACAGGGGGGTGGCAAAAGCCACCTCTCTTTTTACAAAAAGATTTACTTTATGCGTTATATTTGTATGAAACTACTTACTACAAGTACAGACGCACAGACCATAAAGGTGATACCAAGGGAATACGTTACATCAGCGACCTTTAAATTAACAGACGATACTACAAACACAACATCGTCTTATAGTGTATCTCCTACAACGGATCGTAATTACTTGTCTTTCTCACAAGCTTTGAGTTTGAAGGAGGGTAGGTATTATGATATGTTAATCACAAAAACAGACGGTACAGTAATTTACAAAGACAAGGTTTTTTGCACAGCACAAACTGTTGATCAAACCACAAATGATTACTACACCATAAACAAAGACGTGTACACAAGTGATACGTCATACGACAACGACTTTATTGTATTATGAGAGACGTAAGAATAGTTAATTTAGCGACCTATAGCACTCCGAAGATTACTGAACGTAAGAACAAGGATTGGGTTGAGTACGGTGATGACAACAACTATTACCAATACCTAATAGACCGATTTAACGGAAGTGCTACAAACAACGCTATTGTAAACGGTATTGCAGAGATGATATACGGTAAAGGTCTTGCAGCAACAGATGCTAATCGCAGACCTGATGAATATGCACAAATGGTATCATTGTTTACAAAGGATTGTATGCGTAAAGTAGTCTTTGATCTCAAGTTAATGGGACAAGCGACTATACAAATCATATACTCAAAAGACAGAAAAAAGATTGCACAAGTAGAACACTTTCCTGTTGAGACGTTAAGACTCGAAAAGTGTAATGAAGATGGAGACATCGAAGGATATTACTATCACAAGGACTGGACGAAGATTAAACCACACGAACAGCCTAAGCGCATACCTGCATTTGGTACAAGTAATGAGTCCATCGAGATTATGTGCATTAAACCATACAAAACAGGGTACTATTACTACTCCCCTGTGGATTATCAAGGTGGTTTACAATATGCAGAACTAGAAGAAGAGGTTGCTAATTATCACCTTAACAACATTAAGAACGGGTTAGCACCTAGTATGTTGATCAACTTTAACAACGGTATCCCTAACGAGGAAGAACGTTCATTGATCGAGCGAAGAATACAAGACAAATTTAGCGGTACAAGTAATGCAGGTAAGTTTATACTTGCATTTAACGATAATGCCGATGCACAAGCTAATATAGAACCTGTACAATTATCAGATGCACACAACCAGTACGAATTCTTATCTACAGAATCAAGCAAAAAGATTCTCGTATCACACAGGATTGTCAGTCCGATGTTATTTGGGATTAAAGACCAAACGGGTCTTGGTAACAATGCGGATGAAATTAAGACAGCTTCTATACTAACAGACAATGTTGTAGTAAAACCGTTTCAAAATCTTATCATTGATGCGTTAGATCAAATCTTAGCGTACAACGGTATTTCACTTAACCTGTACTTCAAAACATTACAACCATTAGAGTTTATAGATCACGACAATGTGGATATTGACGATGAAACTAAAGAAGAAGAGACAGGAGTATCACGTAGACGCTTTAATGCGGACACACAGAGCGCACCTAACATCGAAAGTATTGCGGATGATCTTATCGGACTCGGTGAGACAGAAGATACGTTAGAGGGTTGGGAATTAGTTGATGAGATGGATGTAGATTACGATATGGAAGATAAACTAGACAAGATGATCGGTTTAGCTAGTACAGGTAGTGCTAATCCTAATTCAAAGTCAGAGCAAGATCAATATATCGATGGAGTACAATTTAAGGTAAGGTATCAGTACTCACCATTAAAGACTCAAGCAAACAGTAGAGATTTTTGTAAGAAAATGGTATCTGCAAACAAATTGTATAGAAAAGAAGATATTGTACGAATGGATACTATGCCTGTAAACGCAGGTTGGGGTAAAGGCGGTGCAGACACATACTCAATTTGGAAGTTCAAAGGAGGTGGAGGATGTCATCACAAATGGGTCAGAAAGACATTTAGATTTACAGGGTTGCCCGAAGGTAAGGGAGATACAAAAAGTCCCTTAGCACCGACCGTAAGTACAAATAAAGCAGAAAGAGAGGGTGCAAGAGTACGAAACCCGAAAGAGGTATCGATGAAACCAAAAGATATGCCCAATGAAGGGTTCATTAAACCACGTAAGAAAAAATAATGGCAACAGCACTATTCATATCACGAAAGGACTTAGTTAAGAATACGATTCTTGATGGTAATGTAGATACAGATAAGTTTATACAGTTCATTAAGATCGCTCAAGAGATACATATACAAAATTACTTAGGTACAAAGTTGTATGATAAGATAAGTGCAGACATTATAGCGGACACTCTAACGGGTGATTACCTTACATTAGTGAATAAATACGTACAGCCAATGTTGATCCACTATGCTATGTCAGATTACTTGCCTTTTGCAGCGTATCAGATTAAAAATGGTGGGGTTTACAAGCATCAGAGTGAGAATGCAGAGAGTATCGAAAAGAACGAGATAGACTATCTTGTAAATAAAGAGAGAGATTTTGCAGAATATTATACAAGAAGGATGATTGATTACGTTACATTTAATATAGGTAAGTTTCCAGAGTATAATACGAACAATAATGAGGATGTATATCCCGACAAAGACGCAACATATCAAGGATGGGTACTGTAGTAAAGACATACAAACCAAAAGTCGTTAATGTGCAGAAGTTGAAGGCTTATTTAAAAAAAGTAAAAAATGGCAAATAGTATTGACTGGGGTATTATATATTGTTATACAGAGTTCGGTGATGAAGACAACACTATTGCCGAGTCTATACCTGCGATAAGTTCGCCTAATTGTTTTTTAGGTAGTTTAATAGCAGGACAAATAGAAACGTTAGCAATAACATCAGACGATATAAGATATAAAGCAGATAGTGCAATTTTAACAGCAGATAAATCATTAGTATAAAAATATGGCAAAGCAATTAGTAGATTTAGGAACGTCAGCAAACGATGGTACAGGTTCACCATTACGAGACGCATTCGGTTTCATTAATGATAACTTTAATGAGATTTATGGTAACAACTTTGTAACCAACGCTATGTTAAGTGATGACATTGTTGACAACGCAGAGTTATCAGACAGGTACAAGGGTAAAGCAAGTAGTAGTTCAACAGGTAGTCAAAACCTTAATTGTGCAAGTGCTAGTTTTTTCCATTTGACAGGAAATATTACAACGGCTACACTAACCTTACAAGG